AATCCAGCTACTATATCTATTGCCTGAATAGTTCTAGTAGCTCCCAAATCAATAATAGCATAATTATAACCACTTGGAGGCTCCGCAAAAAATTCTGTTTGAACCTGAGTATCCCATCTCCCATCTATAATAGAAGCAATATCGTAAACAGGAGTCATAACTGTCCAGTATTCAAAAGTAGCTGTAACTGATGCTTGGTCTGTATTTGGAATTAACTGTTTACTTATTCTGAATCTAACATTATCATAGTCTATATCAAGTTCTTGAGTACTATAAAAAACCCAATAAGTAGCAGTAGAAATACTTTCTATAGTTGAATTTTGTTCATTTCCTGGAACATTATAAATTCCATGAGCATAATCCATATGAGGGTCATAAGCAGATAAGGTAAGAACCTTCACTCCACTTGCATCATAAAAATAAATTGGTTGACTTGGTTCTATACTGCTATGTGGGAATCTTATTTTATAATAATAGTAAGTATGAATTTTAGTATAACTTTCTTTACTTATTCCATGGCATCCTGTCCTTGTCACTGTTTGAGTAGTCACATCTATTACTACAGGAAGCATTACCATCCTATGAATTTTATCATCTATAGGAATACCATTTATATAAACTATTGGCTTTACATCTTCTAAATCTATGTATCCAGCATCACTAATAAGACATTTATAAACCCAAAAATTTCCATCTTCATAATCATACTGAAGTTCTGTCTGAGTAGCCAATGCTTTATAACTTTCTCCAGTAGTAACAAAATCAACTCCATCTTCAAACATTAAATTAGTAGGATTCTTATTTTTTCCATAAAGAACAACTCTCGTATACAAATCTTCATCTTCGTGATACTGTATCCCTTGAATTAAACTTAAAGTATAATCTTCATTTACTTTTTGACTTAAATAAGAAGACCATATCTTGTTATCACCAATAGTTCTTATCACATAGTTAGGTGGAGCGTATTGTCTAAGTTTATTTATAGCATCAAATCTATTTTCCACTTCTCTGTCATTAAAACTGATTTTATTAATCTGAAGCCCACTTGCCTGAAGCGTTTTAAAGGTATAATCAGCATTATGAGTAACTACAGTAGTAACAGGAATTGCTTGGTCTAAAATAATTCTACCAAACTTCTTATCTATATAATCTATAGAAACACCAGAAGGCAAATTAAAATCACTAGTAGATAAATCAGTAACTAAATTATTATAGCTCAAGTACCATACTCTTCCAGCTTCATAAGTATTTTCATATCTTACATAACTTCCTGAACTATGGGCAGTTAGAGAATAATCTCCAGACGAAGGAATACCTTGTAAACTATTTCCACTTCCTATAGAAGTCCAAGTAAAAATGTCACCATTTATTTCTCCCTGTCCACTCTCTGGTAATCCTTCAGTAGAATCCAAATAAATAACAGTATCTCCTTCACTTACATCCTGAACTAAAGTATGTTTTATAGTAATTGTAGTAGAAGAATAATTTGGAGTTAAATAATCAACAGTTCTTCCTTCTATATTTGAGAAAGTATCAGTTAAATGATTATCAATGACATCCTGAGCAGAGCTTTCACCAAAAAGATAGTTCCCATAAGAATCTACTTGAGTGAGTATTTGTTCTAAAACATCTTCAAGATAAACACCATCAACATAATACCAATAACTTTTTGCTACAACATCATAATTATAAAGAGCATTTATAGGACTTCCTAATTTTAATTGCCCAGTGTCATAGTAAACACTATTACCACACCAACAAGATTTCCCATTTCTTCTAACATAAATAAGATGATAGGGAACTTCAATACAATAAACAAATCCATCATAATCTACCCAACTTCTAAAATCTTTACTATGATTAACTAAACAAATAGAATGATTTTTACATATACTCACACTATAACTCTCAAAGACCTTTTCTATCTTTTTGTTATTTATAACTTTACTTTTTTCAATTTTTTTACTTACTGTAGAAGTATAACCACATTTTAAAGCAATTTCTTGAACATCATCAGCAAGTTGTTTTGACAATGTATTAAAATAAAATGTTTTTTTCTTTGTTGAACCATCTCCTAATAACAAAGCATCCAAAAGAATTTGTAATTGTCTCTCGGACAATTGTTTTAACTCTTTTGGAATGAATTTATCCTTGGCATGCCCAAATTGTTTAAGGTATTGTGCTAATTGAACATCAGAAAATCTTATTTGATACTGTTCTCTCCACTTCTTTTCTTTTTTACATTCAAAATTATCTTTTATTCTTTTTACTATGTTTTTTATTATTTCTAATTTTTCTCCTTTTTTCTGTGAAAGATGTATTATAGCATAAGGGTCTTCTCTTTTATTCTTTAGTCTATAATTTTTTGTTACCCAGCCTTCTGCCAACCAAATACCAAAAAATCTTAACCAATCATCCATTGGAATTTTTCTTTTAGAGAATTTTCTTGTAATAGAATGTTTAGGACAATGTCTATTTAGTCCATCAACATAAGCACTTTGCATATAAGTAACCGAATATTCTGGAAGCTCAAAAAATTCTTTCTCGCTACCTTTAAATGGGAAATCTTTTTTATATGAAACTTTACGAGGAACCTCCCTTGCTTTTATAAACTTAAAATCCTTTTTATTCTGATTTCCTACCCACAATTTATGATTCGGAGTTACTAATAAATCTATTCTTCTGCTCTTTTGTTGAAACATCTTCCCCTTGTATTCAAATTTAAAATAATTAACAGGATGATGATACTCAACTACATTTTTTTCTGGATTTAGAGTTGCTATTTTTACTTTAAGTTTGTTTTCTACCACATCTTTTAGTAACATCCAACCATTTTCAGTTAATACTTCTGTATCATCTGAGTAACAAAACCCATCCATCTGGGGGTCTTCTGTTAAATGATTTTTGTCTCTAATAGTTATAATAGGAGGAGGGTCTTGAGCAATACTATCATTGGCGAAATCAAAAAGTTGTGCTAATTCTTCGTTAGGACTTGGCAAATAATTAGGAGTTAATGTTTCATTAGTTACTTCTTCTTTTTCCCCTTCAACTTCTAAATTAATGTCCATATACTGTAAAGTAGAAATGTAATCAAGACAACTTAATCTTATTATTCTACTATTAGCTCTTTTTTCTATACTTCTTTGATTAACTAATCCATAAAACTTTTTAAATTCAGTATCATCACCTTCAAACTTCTCTATAAACTCTACAACATCACCAACTTTTATTTCATTAGAGCCACTCTTACCAAACTTTCCATCTTGGTTATTTAAAACAAATTGAGCAGAAGCTGCTCCAAAAGACTTATCATAAGATAAACTCCAAGAAATCAAATCAGAAGAAAAATCAGTTCCTTCAATCTTAAAGATAAATTTTATCTTAATCGCTTTATTATTTATTTGATTTGTAATTGCTTGGTTTAAAATTTTTGCCATTTTAATCCACCAAAGAAAATACTACTTGTAAATTCCATTCATCTGGACTCTGTCCTACTCTCCAAAACGGAGTAATAGAACTAAAATAACCTATAAACTCTATACCTGTATAATGTGTTACTATCTTTACTTTGGTTCCATTTTCAATATAATCTTCTATTTTTTCCTTCACAGTTCCATCATCTTTTAACCATACAAAAGTAATACTATCTTTAACTGACTTAGTTTCTGGAAAAATAAACGCTTTAGAACCATCAGCAAGTGTTATTTGAGTCATATTAGCTATTAAAGGAGTGGATAAATCATCATTTGGTCTAGGAACTTGTCCATCGCTTACCCAACTATCTCCACTTCCTAGTATATAAACTTGCCAATAACTTACTGACATTTTAGTTTCCTCCTTAACCTGTTAGTCCTCTTCTAGAATTTATAGAAAATTCATCCTCTATATTTCGTTTCTCTGAAAAATAAGCTGATTCTGGTAACAAATAAGTTCTTATGTCACTTCTCAAAGCAACAAGATTTCTATTCACTATTTCTAATTGTTTATTAGTTACATCTATTCTACTTGCCACTTGAACACTTTGCTGTCTTGTTACAGTTTCAGTATGTTTTTTGGTAGCACTAATCAAAGAACCAACAAATATAGAAGCCATTGCCAAAAAAGGATGAGAAGCAGCTAAAGCAATTCCTAACCCTGTAAATGCTCCACCAACTGCTCCTTGCCAACTTCTAGAACCTAATCCACCTAAAAGAGCTCCCATTCCTATTTGTCCTGCTACTTGCCCATAAGTCTGATTCCCCCAAAAACTTCCTGCACTCTTTTTCCATAAAGGAGCGTGACTATAAGCTATTTGTCTATAAACATCCCATCCACCAGATGGAGTAGTAATAGTAGGAGTTCCATATCCAGCATAATAAGGAGCTGCAATTGGTAATTGAAAAGGATTATAACTACCTACAACATCACGATAACCTACTTCTATCCAGCCTTTTGTTTCAGGAACATAAATTCTTCTCTTTGGAGCATAACCACCAGGATAATAACCAGTAGGAGTATATAAACCCCCCCCTGCTGTTCCTGTAGTTGCAGAAGCACCAGCATATAATTTTGAACCAGCTTCTGAAGCTCTAACTATAGCATCATAATATTTTCTACTACCCAATTCTGAAGCAGTTAATATAGGGGCTCCTATGGAACCAAATTCTATTTTTGCAAATTGTTCTCCTAAAGTTTTAAATATTCCAGTAGACTGACTTAACAAAGAAGTAACTTTTTTAGCTATAGTTTCATAGTATAATGAGGAAAATTTTTCTTTTAAAGTATCAAAAAACTTATTTATCTGACCAGTTTTAAGTAAATCTGTCAAAGCAGACTGAAAAGTAGAACGAATTTCATCTGCATAACTCTGTATCAATTTAATTTGTTCTTTTAAAACATCTCTCTGAAGCTGTCTCATTTTTAAGATTTTTTCTTCACTATCATCTTGCAAATTTAAAAGTTCTTTAATTTTATCATATTCTTTCCTCATTAACAAAGTTAATATTTGTTCACGACTAACATATTCTAACGATTTTGCTTCTTCATTTCCCTTTTCTTTTTGTATTCTTAATACTTTATTATATTGATTCACCATCTCATCTATATAATCATTTAATTTTTCTTGAGTTATTTCCATACTGGAATACCCAGCTGCTTGCATCTCTACATATTTCACACTCTTGTCCAATAATCTTAATTGCTCTTCTAATTCAGGACTTACAACAGCTCCACCTATTTTTATTCCTTGTTTTTCAAATTCTCCTTTTCTCTTCTGGTATTCTTTACCTAAGTCTCCCACAATTCTATAAAGAGTTGATAAAGATTCATAAATTCTAGTTCTCTCTGCAAGGGGGGCTCCTTTAGCTGTCTCCTTAAGAGAATCTAAAACTTTCATTAGCTCTTCTATTTGAGATTTTGCTTCTGCTAATTCTTCGGGAGATTTTAATTCTTTAAATTTATCAATTAAACTTTTTATAGCTTCACTTGCACTCTTAGTAGAACTAGCAAAAACTCTATTTGATTTACTTACTCCCTTGACTTTTTCTTCATACTTGCCTAATCCATATAACACTGTAGTAAAAGCTGTTATAGCCAAGCCTATAGGAGTTTTCAAAAGAAAAGAAAAAACAGACTTAAGATTCCCTCCCGTAGCTATTAAAACTGCTTGTAGGCTTAAAATTGATTTTCTTAAAATATTAATTTTTTGAATCATTGCAGGAATAGTAGTTCCAACCAATAAACCAAAAACAATAGTTACTTCTTTACTATGCTTTTTCAAAACTCTCAAAGTTGCTAACAAAGTAGTTAGAATTTTATTTAACCTCTCCATAGCCTCAGTTGGGTCACTAGCAATCAAACTTTGAAATGCTTTTACTAATTCTTCCCCAATCTGTCTTCTTAACTCTCTATTCTTTTCTATTAGTTTGAAATAAGCATTAGTAACTTTATTCAACTGAGCTTCATATTCTTTCATTATTCTATTAATTTTTTCTTGAGTTGGAATACCCTGAGCATTGATTAAATCTATATTTTTCTTTAACACTTTATACATTACTGACAAAGCACGTGCTACTTCTTGGCTTCTAACCCCTCCAAAAATCTGCCTAAAAAGCCTATTCAATTCAGGACTTAATTTTCCACCTGTCTTTTTCCATCGGTCATAAAACTCGTCCAATATATTCATTAAAGTTGTAAAAGTATCATCACCTGCTTTTACTAACACTTTTAACTCTTTTCCCACTCTAGGTAAATTTTGGATTAATCTAAGGAATGTAGTTCTTAACAATCTCCCAGCTTTACTTCCCCGAATTCCAGCCGAATGAAGAGTAGCCAATAAAGCAACAGTCTGGTCTAAAGTTAAGTTTAAAGTTTTAGCCGTTGGTAAAAATCTCTCTAATGCCATTGCAAATTCATTTGATTCCATCAAATTTGTTTTCCACAAAACAACTTGTTTAGCTGTAAAGAAATTCAATCTTTCATTTAAAGGTAAATAATCTCCTAATGTATCACCTAATAGAGAAATAGCTAAAGCATTTGCCTTAGCAATAGTGTCTATATCCCCCATGGTGGCTACTGCTTGTTTTATAGATGCCTGTGCTCCTGCCCACGCTTTACTTGCTTCTATACCTAAAGTTCCAAAACGATAAAAAGCTTTTGCAATTTCTGTAGAAGATTCACCAACTTTTAACGCTAAATCTTCAAACCCTTTTTGTAAATTATCATTAACTTTATCTATATCTTCCAAAGTATGAACTACCAAAGAAGCCTTGGTAAAAGCTTTATTCATTTCATAAAGATAACGAGCTCCCTCTTGAATAGTAGTAACAACACTCATCATTACCCTTCTAAACGCAAACCACACGGGAACAACAATTGCAACTCTTCTTAATGCTTTTATAAAATCATTTTGGACACTAACTCCTTTTCTTGTTGTAACAGTTAAAGATTCTTGTCCATCTTTTATTTGCCTAGTAGCTCTTACAATTTCACCAGTCTTTTTTCTATAAGTAGTGGAGTATTTCTCCATTACTTTCCCTGCATCAGTAATCCTTCGAGTATATTCTTGCCAACCTCTAGTCTCAAATATTGCTTGAATAAGATGTTTTATATTTCTTTCTTCAGCCATTTATTTTCACCTCTTTGAGGTAAATATTACTTTTGGTATTTTTGAAAAAATACTCATCTTATCTTTAACATCATCCTTAGAAACAGTATTTACATTTTTTCTTTGTTTTCTTTTATATAGCAAATAAGCATCAGCTCTCAATTCATCTTCAATCACTTTTTCATCAATGTATTCTTCTCCTAAAGATAAATCTATATATAATTGATTATAAATCTCTAAATACTGCAAAAATAGTATTTGTATTTTAGTAAAATCACTTTCATTTTCAAATAACTTCAACTTTAACTCTTTGGCTCTTGAATACAAACTTTGCCAATAACCTAGCCTAGCCAATGTCCTTAATGGGTTGTTTTTATATTTCCTGCTCATAAACTATTAGACTAAAATAATAAGCCCCTTTAGTAACTACATTTGGATTTTCTGCATCCAAAAACCTATCAAAACTATCAAAAGCTCTTACCCACTTATCTTCTTCTTTTTTTTCCAAAACTAAATAAAGCAAATAAAGATTAGTATGCTCAGCTATTTGTTCTTCTATAGAAAACTCCAATAAAGAATTTTTTCTAAGTATCAACCCAGACTGTTTCTCCATTAACTTTATTATTTCATCTTTCAATATTTTTACGCTTTTATCATCTTTTGTAGTAGCTAATTTTAATCTTACATCATCTATTTTAAACTGATAATCTTTTATTTTATTCTCCATTTCTTCTATATCAATGCCTTTTTCTTTATATATTTTAATCCACTCTTCCCTAAACTTAAAACTATCATCAGCAATTAATTCTAAGTATTTTCTTGCTCTTTCTTTTTGTGCATCTTGTCTTTCTTTATAAGTAGGTTTCCTTACTCTATAATTAACACCATCAACTTCAAACTCAATAAAATTGTTTTTTATCAACTTCTCAACTTCTTCTAACTCATTGAGTTCCTTTAACTTATCAGCTACTTCTTTTGCCATTTTTTCTCTTTTTGCATTCTTTTTTGCCATCTTACTCCTCCTTACTAAATAAAAAATCCAGACATGTTATTTGTCTGGTTCTTTTTCTTCTTTATTTGTAAATTCTACTCTATAAAAATTTAATCCTTCTGAAAATGATTTTATAAAAACTAATAAGTCCCTGTAATTTTCATAGACTACTTCTTTTATGTAACTTTTTAGTGTTTCTTTGTCAGTGGAGATTTCCACTCTTTTGAGGATTTTTCCCACCAATGCACGAGAGGCATAGTCAACGATTTGATTTAAAAATTTCTCACTTACTTTCAACTCTTTCATACTTCCTCCTGCCTTACTTTTGAAATTTAACCTACCCCAAACCTCAAAAGAGGAATGGGGTAGGAG